TATATACTTGCTGGTATGTTGCGCCCGATGCGGCTTTGAGACGTTCCCGCACATCGTTCGGCAACGATTCGCGCTCGATGATGAACGCGGCAAAATCTTCGGCTTCAGGATCAAGCAAATGCTCAAGCAATCGCTCCAAGTCGTCGTTGCTCAAGCTATACCCTTCATCAACCGGCATCCGACGGCGCACGGTGTATTCAACCTGCGTCAGCACTTCACGCGGCGTTTTCGCGCCATCCCGAACGGCATAGCAAAACCAATTCGTGATCGTGCCTTGTCCGGCCTTCGGATAATCCGTCAAAAATTTCCCGTCGTAATTCCAACTAGAAAGCATATTCATTCTCCCGTTGTCCGCCGACGTACAGGCTTTCTTCGTAGCGTCCAGCCGTCACGTCGTAATTCAACCCGGCAACGCCTTTTTTGCCGGTCGTATAGTTGCGAACCTTTTGCACGTGAATTTCAACGCGCGTGGATTCGTCGTCAGGCCGATAGACCACGACGCCATAGTCCGCTTTGTTGTAGAAATGCGCGGAGTCCGCAATGTCGTAGAGCGTTGGGACATCACGCTTCTGACCTTTGACAAGGAATTTGGAAGGATGCGCCACAAGCCACGTGTGAAGGTTATGCTCGCGCGTGAAACGGCGCAGCTTGTTCAAGCCCTGTTGAACGAATTGCGTATAATTGCCAATCAAACGCGAGGGCGGATTCAGTTCTGACCAGGGATCGAACACGAAGCCATCAATGCCGCTATCGCGCACCGCATCGGCGGCGTAACTCAGCACGCCGTCAACCGTCATGTCGTCTTCCGGCACTTGGGCAAATTCAAACGTGTCAGGGAACTGCTCGAACGCCCACGCAAACTCTTCATCCGTCGCCGCATCGTGCGCGCCGATAAACGTCGGTTTGCCGAGAATGATGCGCGCCAGGTCGCAAGCGTGCTGCTCAATCGGCTGTGTCTCAAACGAGCAAAACAGGATTTTCCATTTCGATTGGTAGGCCAGATTGAAACACAGGGCATTCAGCCAGCTTGACTTGCCGTGCGAGGGAATGCCGGTGACAACCGTAAACAAGCCCTTGCGTGGCCGGTACAGTTCCGCGATGTTGTCCCATCCGGGATGCTCGCCTTGTGTCGCTGGCTCTTTGCGGTAGGCATTCGCACGCTCAAACAATTCGCCGAATTTGAACCGGCGAGCTTTGCGGTTAGCGTAATCGTCTTCCGGCTTCACCTGTTGCACGGCTTCGGCTGTCGGCTGATTGCGGCGGCGCGGATCGTAGAACTCGCGGCAGGTTGCCAACGCCTTTTCGATGGTCATTTCGCCATACGTGCGACCGTCGCCGGAGTGTTTTTCATCCCACTTGCCGCGCATTAAGTGCGATTGACGAAACATCAAGTCCAGGTTGCGCGCGTCGCCCTCGCTCCAAAACGCGAGCTTGGAACACAACCCCAAGTCCGCCGCGCTCTGATCGCCGCTATAGTCCGACGTGTCGCCATAGAACAGGCGCGAAATGGATGCGCCGTTTGCTGAGCCGAACGCTTTTCGCAATCGGTCATCGGACGTAAGCCCAAACGTGGCAGGCTGCGCGATGGCTTTCGCCTGACTGCTTGCCTCTTTCGCGGCGCGAATGCCGGAAATGATTTTTTGCAATTGCGCCGTGCGTTCACAGACGGGCAGGAAATCCGACCAGAGCAGGCCGGTCATCGTGAAGTAACGCCCGGAGTTGTAAATCTCAATTCCGGTCTTCGCGTCCTTCAACGCTTCTGTGAGATTCGCTTTGACCAGCAGGTGAATGCCCGTGCCGGACGGGGAAAGCTCGGTGTACGTGTCGAGCAGTTCCAGCACACGCGCGGCAACGCGATTTAATTTCAATTCGCCTGTTTCGCTGTCCGCCTCGACGCAGTTGTCCACATCCACGCCGACGATTCCGCTTTCCGGCGTGAACATAAAGCCCAACCCATCGAAGCCGGAGCGATTACTTGCCCACGCGGAAAGCGCGTCCTTGAACGTCGCCCACGTCGCGGCATCGTTGCTCTTTGCCGGTTGGCCATTCGCCTGCATTGGAATTTTCGCCCACTCGCCTTGATTCGCGTTGCGGTCGTCTTTCCAGACGTATTTCCACAACACCCACTGGCGAAGCTCCTGCAATTCCGCCGGAATGTTAGCCACAATCGGCGGGATCGAAGTCGGACGATGGTTTTTATCTCGGTGACGCATTAGGCAGCCAATCTCCGGTGAGTTTCGTAGTTGTTGATGAGCCAGCGGTCATACGCTTCCCACTGTTCGACCACGTATTCAGGGCGTGGCGTTGCGGTTCGCTTGATTTCGTCGTGCCAGTATTCGAGAAACAGTTTTGGCGTTCCGCCAATGCGCGCTTTCACATCCAGACGCGGCGCAATGAATCGTCCGGCAGACACAACGGCTTGTTTTGTTTTCCAGTTGGTTTCGACAATCGGCTTTTCGCAGTTGTTCAGGTCGTCCCACAGTCCGCACGACTTCAGCACGAACCGCTCGGCAATCGTCCACTCCCTTGCAGGCAGCGCACCACGAAAGTCATCGTTGGGCGAGAATGGCTGATCCGGCGGGGTTGGTTCAGACACAGACGAGACGAGCGCAAGTTTTGGTGAGGGCGAAGATTCTGCTTCGCGCGCGTCTCTCTCTCTCTCTGACGGTTCATGACGGTTATTCCTTATATGCGAAATTTCAGGATTACTCTTTTTCGCATCCAGGATGACTGTTTCTTGAGATAAAGAGTCATCCTCGCGCACTCTTTGGCTTGAAGTATTTGGTAATCCCCGATGACCCTTTTTCTCCCTTGCGCGCTTCCATGTTTGACGAACTGTGGACACGGTTTCGAGATAGTCGTTGCCAAAACGGTAACGGTTGTTTTTCCCTCGCCCGCCGCCTTTTTCCAGTAATTCAATTTCGCCTTCTTCGATCAATTGTTCCACGATGCGAATGACTCCTGGGCGTGTTGTTCTTGCTTTCTTGGCAAGGGCGTCGTAGGTAGGCCAAAATTCCCCGTTTTCATCTGCCCAATCCGCACAGGCGAGTTGCACCAAGAGCTTTTCCGCTTTATGTGGCGAGATTTGCCAAACTGCTTCCATAAACTCAATCGCCATTTTGAAAATACCTATCCCTGCCCTCGCTCGTGAGGGCAATCCGTCTCCGTAATCGGGGCGCACGACGCACGCGGAGAGTTTTACGGCGTCGGCGATGGTGTGGCCTGTCCGGGTGAGGGGAGGCCAGTTGCGGGTACGTGGTGCGGGGCTACTTGTCGCGTCTGAGCAGCGCGCAAGCAAGCCAGCCAAGCAAGAAGCAAAACGAGCAAAGCAAGAAAATGCCGAAATAAACCATAATCACCCCTGTCCGTTCGTGCCGGTGACGTATTCCCAACCGACGTGGTTAAGTTGGATTTGCTGTTTCAGCCAGTCGCTTTCTTGTTTTGTCCAATCGGCAAGAGTTTGCTGGATTCGCCGAACCTGGCTCGCGGGCAATGCTGGTTGCTCCGTGTTGGCCTGTGTCTCTGTGTTGTGTGTTTGCATTTGAACTCCGATGTTGGGGCAGCGAAGTTGTAAAAGGCGGTTGCCGAACTTGGCCAGTGGATTATGGGAAAAGGCAAATCCAGCAACCGTTGTCATTCAAGTGACCCGCCGCTACTACTCGGCGGTTTCCGCGCTTGCGGAACTGGGCGGCAATGCGGTCGGTATGCTGTCGGCGTCGGGCGTCCGTCACCGGCAGCGCGCATTGCCAAAACTCTACGGGGCGCGACCTCACTGTTCACGCCCCGACCAGCGGGCATCTCAGCCAAAAGCGCCGCTGGCAACGGGCGACTCGATCATCTAGGTAGCTGCGCCCGTATTCTGCCGCCTTGCGTTAGCGTTCGTTGGCGGCGAGGGATTGGTGATTGCCAAGCTTACAGCGGGGAACGGCTACGGGAATCGAACCCGCTATGTACCAAACTTGCCGTGCTGCAAGGACGCTTCCCAGCGCCGCAATCACCAAACTGTTCAAATATCAGAAGCGGCGGGCGGCGCTTGAAGCCGCTGAATCCTTGCTCGCAGGCTTGGAAACCGCCGCAGAATCTTTGCTCCGATAAAAACCATTGGACTGCTCGGAGCCACACAGCGCCCGACCTCGCAGAGCGCGGAGTTACCGCGATGCTTTGGGCTGGCAACTGTTCAAATATCCTTGCGCGCCCTGCCTGTTTGCGGGAATCGAACCCGCGCCGACTCTGTGGTTCGCTCTGGCGTTCCAGCCGTTGCCCTAACAAGCCGGGGCAACAAAGCGCGCAAACTCAAGCGCGCGGGTAAGGATTCGACCCTTACGATCTTGCAGGCACTCCCCGTTGCACGAAATCAATTCGGATCAACGCACCTGCAAAGGCTTCATACCGTCAGCACTCGCCGCGCAAATTCAAAAATCAAAACACCGAAGTTAAAATCCGCTAGTAGACCTAATCTTCCACGTTCGCCAGCCTGCGGTGATTGCCTGCATCGAATATTCGACGCCTTGCTGTCCAAGCCACTCAGAAATCTCTTTCCACGTGTACCCCTTGTCGCGTAGAACATTAATTGCTTCACCGTAATCCGAGGCGCATAACTGACGCGGTGCAGGCTCTACGGCTTGGGCGAGTTCGGCTATCTTGCTTGGCTCTGGCATGTCGCATTCAGAGATTTCCATTTCAACGAAGCGACGAAGTGTCTTATTGGCTAATTCACTCATTTTCTTCCTTATCTCAAAAAGCGGGCGCTGCACCTTCACAACGCCCCGTAGACTCTGCCGAATGAAACCAGTTGCACGTAGTTACTAATCTGCGATACAGTGCAACCATCACAAGCACTTAACCAAGCAGGGACGGGGCTGATTCGCTTTGGTTTGCACCCCGTTCCTGCTTGTTCTGATGCCTACGCATCAAGCTCAATTTGCCGTTTTCGCTGCTGCCGTACCTTTGGCAACTCGGCAAAATCCTGCATCGGAATATCGAAAAACTCCAACACAGATGGCAACGCCGCAGCGCAAGGCAGCGATTGCCCGTTTACCCACTTGCTAAGTCGAGCCTTGCTCACGTCGAGCATCTCAGCTACAGCCGTCAAGGTTCGATATGGGTATTTCTTGTTAATGGCGCTCTGAAGTAAAAACCCGAACGCTTTTTTATCAATCTGTTTCATCAAGGCGGACTATACTCACGTCGAATCGCCTTGTCAATATATTTTCTTAGTGGGTAAAAAAATAGTTGACAGATGACTTGATTAGTATTATCTTCCTCCTCGTCAACGAAGCCCCGTTCTCTGAAAGGCATTATGACTTGCTTGCACTGCGAAAACGAGAATTTGCGCGACTATCCGCTTTGCGACGGTTGCGCGCGGGCTTTCCATTTTCCGCATCGCTCGACCTGTTTGCACTGCGTTGCGGCGCAAGAGGCAGAGCGGCAAGCTGAGCCGATGTTACGGCTGCTTGAGTTACGGAGAGCGTACAGCGACGACGTGCCGCTGTTGATGGATATGCAAAGCGATTTACAAGCGGCGATGGCCGCGAAGGGGGAAGCCGATGCCAGCAATTGAGTATTTCGACGAAGATAGACACGCCGAACGCAATGGCTACGGCGACGACGAGGCGGACGACCTCTGGGATATGCCGCCAGCGTACACGTATGGCGAAATTATGGATATGGCCGCAACGATGGAACTGACCGACGCGCAGCAAGAAGAGCTTTACAACGCCGCCGTCAATGACCTGGTTGCTCGCCTTACCATCGGCAAACCGCGCAACGATGCGGCGCGGCAAACATTGGAATATATGAGCGCACAGCCCGAAAGCGTGCTGGCGCGGGCAGCGTAGGGTTTTGCGCGAGGTGAGTCCTCCAGCCTGCCGCGTGTGTAGGGCAGGCAGCTTGCGCCGGGCGGTTTCGGCTGTCCGGCGTGTTTTTAACCAAAAAGGAAATAACGACTCCAACCGATGCGTCCACCCAACCCAACCAAATGGGCGCATCCCGCAATGGCTGGTCAAGTGAGGGGCTGGCCGTTGCGCCCGCGAATGGCGGGCAGAGAGGAATGAGAAATGACCGAAAAAGAGTACAACGAGAAAATGGCAGAAATAACAAACTGGGCGCGCGAAACCATAGCGGCTTTCAAGACAGACATCGAGGCGCAACTTGCGGCCAAAGACGCCCGCATCGCCGAACTTACCGAACGCATCCGCCGGTTGGAATACGCGCTTGCCAGCATCATCACCAGCGCAGGCGAATGCGACGTGCCAAACGATGGCGTAGGCGTGCCGCTGGTATCTGTTGACCATCGGCTGATTGAGGATGCGCGCAGGATTGTCAATAGCCCGCGCAAACCTGAGTAACCACCTTCGCTGCCCGGCATCGCGGTCTGACCGGACGGCACGCAGCGACGACCGCGACACCAATGCCCGATGGCTGTGTCTGAGGAGGCGCGGCCATCGGGGAACACAAACAACCTGACTGGAACTGGATAACCTGGAACTGGTTTTAACTTGGAGAATCAAATGAGCGTTACCATTGATGACATCTACGCAAGTTCAAGCAAATTTCTTCGCGCCGCTGACCTGCAAAAAACAAAAGTGATCGTGGAAATCTCCGGCTTTTCCGTCGAAACGATGAAAGGCGACGACGGGGACAAGAAGCAGATTGCTTTGCAATTCAAGGGCAAAGAAAAAGTTCTCGGCCTGAATAAAACCAACGCACAGCGCATCGCCGCGCACTCTGGCTCAAACAAGCCCGAAGATTGGATCGGCGCAAAAATCAAACTCATTCCCACGACAACCGAATTTCAAGGCCGGGAAGTGGACTGCATTCGCGTGTCGGATGAGTTTTACGAACCCGCGCCCGGAAAGAGTGCTGCAATTCAGGAAGGCGGCGACGACATCGTGCCGTTCTGATCCACCACCACCACGCGCCGTCGGCTCCGGCTGGCGGCGCAAAGGAAACGCAATGACCGACCTGCTCCGCCAATTTCATGCCTTGCATGCCCGCGCCGCACGCGCTATCAGCCGCGAAACGGCTTGGCACTGCCTGAACGCGGCGCTGGCGATTGAGGTGATGGTGATGGCGTACCGATAGAAAGGGAAGCGATGAGCACAAAACACACTCTTGAACAACTGCGCGAAATGCCCGACAGGGAGCTTGCCGAGCTTACGGCGAAGCTGCGGGGATATAAAGAACGAATCTCTGTTTTTGGCGACTGCGAGGTAAGCACCGCGCTGACAGATGAAAACGGCGTCGAATTGATGCCGATAAGGAAATGGAACCCCCCCGCCGACGTGAGCCAGGCTTACGGGCTGCTGGTGTGGGCTGCGAAGCACGGCATTGAATTTAGCATCGAGATTGATGGGCAGAAGAATCGTGTCCATTGGACAGATTCAATGGGCTTCTGGAATACCGTTCCCGGCTGTGACGCCCGCACGATGTGCTACGCCTTCGTGCTGGCAATGCAGGAGGTGAAGCGCTGAACAATAAAATTGAAATTGGCACTCAGGTCAGATTCAAGGATGAATTTGGACGCCCCAAGATTGGCACTGTGGTCAATTTGGATGCTTGTGGCGCTGGACTGATTGGCATAAATGCACCCAACTGCGTTGGCGGCTACGTGAGAAGGGCTGACGAAGTTGATATGCAAGAGGATGCAATCAATGATGAGAACTGAGAGTGGAACATTTTACGCCGTGCTGATCCGTAATCCGCGTGCGCCTGAGAAAGCTTTTCTTAGTCATAGCATGATTCCGAGCTTTCCTCAATTGTACAAGGCGCGAAAAGACGCCGTTGCCTACAAGAGAGCGTGCGCCAATGCTGGGTTAAAGCACGCGCGAGTCGTGAAAGTGGCCGTGACGCTTAAATATGATGGAGGTGAGCAATGACTGAGCAACCAATCCCCGCCGCGATGCTGGACGCGGCGACAGAGGCAATATGCCGATTGCACGGATGGATTACACCGATGGTCAGAGCGGCGTTGGGCTGTCCGGGGAATATCCTGTCGCCTGAACGTCGTGAGCAGTGGGAGCGGTTCAGCGATTATGCCAAGCCGCCCTCGAAGCCGCTGGCGTGCCTGCGCTGCTGGCTGAGCGCGACGAACTGCGGGCGCGCGTTCGCGCGATTGGCCTTTGAAGGCAACGCGCCATTGGCGCAGATTCAGCTTGCGCTCGGACACGCAAGCCAGTCAACCACCGAACAATACGTCGCCGCGCAGCAAAGCTTACAGATTGCGCCGAGTGATGTGCTAGGGATTAGCTTGGAGAATTAGAGATGGGTGATGTTTTATTGTTTCCCGGCGCGTTGAGCGCACCGCCGATTCAGCCGAAAAGAGTGACGCGAAAATTAACTACGCCTCTCACTCCTGCAATGAACGAAGTAGTGCAATGGTTATTCAACCATCCCGGCCTACGCATTTCGTGGACTGGAGCTAAAAGCAGTCGTCCAATGTTTACTTCTTGGTGGGCATCAGAGGCCGCACGAACACACATGATTGACACTTTCAGGAAGCTTGACGCCGCTGGTCTATGCTCAGATCACGGTGTCAAAGAAAAGACAGAGGCGAGACATGGAAGGAATCAAGGCGGAACGCCACCGCTAACGCGCCCGACATTCTTTGGATTACTGGATCGAGGAATGATTCGCGCCGTTGAAAAGCGGCTTCCGATTAAAGGAATGACAGAGATGTATTACTACCAGTTGACGGCCAAAGGGAAACAACTGGCAACCGGCCTGCAAGTTCTGACTTGCGCTAATGTCGAATAGCATAAACAGGAGCAAGACGATGGTAAACCAAGACCGCCCGCCGAACTTCAGAGACTCCGCCGGGCAGCTTCATCTAGTGTGCTGTTTTCGATGCAGCCCTGATCGTGGACACGAAAACTATGCCCTCAGCGTGGCAAACGGAGAATGTCACCGGTGCGGATGGCGTGAAGGAATTGGCGACGGTATCAGCACTGAGCAGTGTGTGACTTGGCAGCACGACGAAACCGGAATGACTTTCACGAAAAACATTCCGGTAAACGAGCCAATTCCGAGCTTTTCACGCAGAGAGATTGTCAAAATCGAATGGCTAATGGGGCAACCCCAATGACCACACCAACCCGCGCCGAGATGTGCGCCGACCTTGCCCGCGCGATGGGCATTGACAATAAAAACACGTGCGGATGCGGCGTAATGGGGTGCGCTCCCTGTACGGATTGGTTTTTCCATATTCCGCCCAATCCCTTCACCGACGCCGAGGCCAACCGCGCGCTAGTAGAGTGGCTTCTAGGCGAGGACTCAGATGGGCTTTGCACACGTCGCCCGTTCTGCACAAGTCGTGAGCGGTCTGCACAAGTGGAACGGTTTTGCACAAGTGGCGGGATTGCGCGCCGTGCCTAACGGGGTGGCGTGAAGTTCACGGCGCGCCGCGTCTTTCGATCACGTCAGGCGCTCCCGCCGACGCCTGAAACCTGCTCGCATTCTTTCGTTTGATTTGATAGCCTCTGCCGTCCAGAAAATCAACTTAGGAGAATAACTCATGACTCATCTGACAGTGGCTTGGCTAGCATCGCTGGAAAAGATTCATTCCGAACTCATCAACGTAATCCTGCCGCTCGCTACTCGCCACGCTTTGGAAGCGCCAGAGCTTGTTCAATCGGCTGAATCGCTAGAAAAAGAAATTGCGAACTATTTCAGCCGATTGGAGTCGCGCCCGCTGAAGACGCGACCTCACTCTGCCCCTACCGGGGCGGCGTTCGGTTTCTGCTATGCGCCGCCCCTTGCGCGTGACTCGGAGAGTACGAATGAGTAAGCCAATCATCTGGTCAAATGGCGGGGGAACCCAAAGCGCCGCAATTGCGGTGCTGATTTCGCAAGGCAAACTGCCCGTGCCTGAGCGTGCGGTAATTGCCGACACGGGGCGCGAGTGCGCCTCGACGTGGGCATATTTAGACAACCACATCCGCCCGTTGCTCTGGAAAGTGGGGCTTGAGGTTGAAATCGTGCCGCACTCATACGCCGCTGCCGATCTTTACGACGGTGAAACGGTCTTGCTTCCAGCCTACACGCAAGACGCTGCGAAACTTCGTGGTTTTTGTTCGGGGCGCTGGAAGCGCGACGCGGTGCATAAGTGGCTACGTGAGCCGGAAAGAGGCTACGGCAGAAAGAATCCGATTATTCAATGGTTAGGTATGAGCCGCGATGAGATTCACCGATGCAAAGCCTCCAATGTGAAATGGATCGAGATTCAATGGCCTCTTGTTATGGGCTACGGCCTCACTCTCACGCGGGCAATGTGCGTATGGGTGGTTGAGAGCGCAGGCTTGCCCACTCCACCAAAATCGCGGTGCTGGATGTGCCCGCACCAAAACGATTCCGAGTGGCTGGAACTACCGCCAGAGGAATTTGAGCAGGCCGCGAATTTAGAGGCCGAAGTATCGGCTAAAGATGAAATGGGCGGGCTGTTCTTGCATCGCTCCGCTGTTCCACTTAGGCAGGTTCAATTTGAGAGTAAAACTAATGGATTACCGCTATTCCAAACAGACTGTGAATCCGGGTTGTGCTGGATATGACGGCTCTCCGCTTCGCGTGGCCGAGACCGGGGCGGCGGCGGGCGCGAGGCTTACAGAAGGCCCTGGC